CACTTTCTAACTTATCAAGTGCCTCATCGTAAGAGCCGTTACCGATAGCCTCGGTCACACTTTCTAACTTAGGGGCATTAGGTAACTTGAAAGTCTTATCTTGAATAAGTTGCTTCCAGTGCTCTATGTCCTTGATGTTTAGCATGTCCGACTTATTGAACACACCAGTGATAAGCAAGTTAAGAGACTTCTGCGCTAACTTCTCGGATGTCTTAGTAAGACCGACATTAGATAAAGTCGCACCTATCCAGTCGTATCTACTAATCGTGCTCATAGATACACCAGAATCTTCACTAACTTTCTTAACCGATGTAGTGCCTTTCTGTATAGCCATATTCACCATGTAAGACACCTCGTGAACTCGACCATAGACAGACTTAGAAACTTGGCGTCGTGCGTCCTTAAGTTTCTTGATGTCATCCTTAGTCTTGCCCTCGACTTGCTTATCGTAATTGATTCCATTCTCTAATTCTGAAACTAGTTTCACAATTACTTCATGGGTTAATTCAACTACTGGTGCTACTTCTGCCTTGCTCATATCTTCTCTTCTCTTTAATGGGTGACTAGTTTCACCCGATAGATGACCCACTAATGGGGCACCTATCGCGCGACATAACACTTGGTCACTCATAGATACGACTATACCCGATGACTAGCCCTAATCTCAATAGGGTCACTTTCTAGTAGAAAGTAGACCCACGAATGACGACTAACCACGCGCCACCTACCCACCCACCGACTAAGGGTGTAGATCGTATTAGCTGAAGATTACCCCCCGAATTACCCACGAATTAGTTAATATCGGCGCACATAACTAATGCAGGGAATTAGCAGACCTATCACTAGTGTTAGTCGTTTAGTTATTTAGTTAGATGCCCTAATGCCCCACGATAACAAAACTAAGACCCCAGAGTGTTAAAAACGATACATACGAGGGGGCTGTTCATCCCATCTTTAACTTTTTGTGGTTGTTTGACCTGCGATTATGTAGGTGTTGTAAATTTGTTATAATATATTGTGTTAGGTTTTGGTGTGCTAACAGGTTAGATATAGTGTAAGGGTTTTTTTTTATTACATTCGCTGGGCTCTTGGCGAATGGGGTAGTGTTTAATGGAAATCGCTTGTTGCGATTTCCTTATATAATATTATATTAGTGGTGGTTTTTTATGGCGGCTAGACCTGGTGATGCCCACCATACTAGGGCTTTGAGTGCCCAGCATAAAGATGATTTCCTTAAGGCTTTAGGGTCGGGTATGACGGTGGCTGATGCCTGTAAGGTGGCTGGTGTTAAGGCTGATACTGTGAAGTATTGGACTAAGACTGATAAAAAATTTCGCGAACTTTTGGATGATGCACGTATCTCTAGGGATGAAGTGCGTTCTGGTAAGAAGTCGTCTGAGAAGTTTGATATAACGTTTAAAGAGTTTTCTGAGCAGTATTTGGATATGAAGGTTTTTCCCCATCAAGAGAATTTTATTTCCTTGCTGGAAAAAGGGGAACCTGCCTGGTTGCATGATTCTATGGTGTATGAGCCTGCGTCCCAGAATAGGGTGCTGATTAATATTCCACCTGAGCATGCCAAGTCCACCACTGTGACTATCAACTACTCAACTTATAGGATTGCGCTTAATCCTAATATTCGTATCATCATTGTGTCTAAGACTTTGTATAAGGCACGCGAATTTGTGTACGCTATTAAGCAAAGACTGTCCCACCCTCGCTGGCAAAAACTGCAGACCATGTATGGTCCTGATGGTGGTTGGGAAGAGGACGCTGATACTTGGCGCACTGACACAGTGTACCTTGGTGCTGAGGCTAGGGACTCTTCTGAGAAAGACCCAACGATTCAAGCCTTGGGTATGGGTGGTCAAATTTACGGTGCACGCGCCGACCTCATTATTTTGGACGACTGCATTACTGGTGCCAACGCGCACGAGCATGAAAAACAAATCAAATGGTTGCAACAAGAAGTTATCACACGTCTTGGAAAAAACGGTAAACTACTTATAGTAGGAACACGTATTGCGTCAAACGATTTGTACCGCGAACTCCGTAACCCTGAACATTGGTCTGGGGGCAAAACCCCTTTCACCTATTTGGCTATGCCAGCAGTTCTTGAGATTGCGGATAAGTGTGACGACTGGGTGACACTATGGTCCAGAAGCGACCGTCCTTGGGACGGTGACGAGGACACCACACCTGATTCTGATGGATTATATCCTAAGTGGGATGGTCCTGCGCTTTACCAACGTCGCTCAGAAGTCACACCCTCAACCTGGGCAATGGTATACCAGCAACAAGACATTGAAGAAGATTCCATCTTCCCACCCCTATGTGTGCAAAGTTGTGTTAACGGTATGCGCAAAACAGGTCCTATACGTTTTGGTGCCCCAGGGCATCCTGATGACGGAAACTTTAGAATTGTTATGGGCATGGACCCTGCAATGTCTGGTGCCACAGCAGCAGTAATTGTGGCTGTAGATGTTGAAACAAAACAACGCTACATCCTTGATGCAGTAAACATGACCGAACCAACCCCAGCAAAAATCAGAGACCTGATTGAAGACTGGGCTATCAAATATCAACCTAACGTGATTGTTGTGGAGAAAAATGCGTTTCAGTTATTCCTTACGAAAGACGAAGCGATACGTGATTTTCTTGCTTCTCGTGGAATCGTATTTCGTGAGCACAATTCGTTAGAGACTCCAACCTCATAGATTTACCTTCCACTGCAAGCAGTGAAGGTGTTAAAGCATTAATAAACCAACTCATAGTCTGGAAACCAGATATGAGAAAAGGTCAACCATTTGACATGATAATGGCCTTATGGTTTTGTGAAATTGTTACCAGAGAATGGGTTGAAAGAAACAACTCAGGTCAAAAGTACATGCAATCCAAATGGCATTCAATGAAACAATTGAATAAAAGATACGTTGTAGATTTAGATGAAGCATTCGCTGAACAACAACAAGAAACATACTACGGTTAAAGGAAACAACATGGCAATGAAACCTAAAAAGAAAACTTCACCAAAAGTAGTACCTATCATTCCACCAATAGTTGGTGCAATCGCTGGAGTTGCTGGAAGAGCAGCAGCACGAGGTGCCGCTAAACAAGTAGCAAAGAACATTGTTAAACGTAAAGCAACTGGTATCAAAGATGCTAAAGGTCTTAGAAAAATGGAAAAGGCTTTAAGTGGTTCCAAAGGACCTAAAAGAACAACTCCTGCAAGTAAGCCAACAACACAACTTGAAAGAAACATTGGCAGAACTACAGCATTAAGAAGAAAGTTCCCAGAAAAGTACAACCCAACCGTAAAAAAAAAGTAAATAACCCTGACTCACCGTTCTTAAAGTTTGTTGAACCTGGTAAAAGAAACACCAAAACAATTCAACAAGCAATCAAACGTGCCGAACAAGGTAAAAAGAAATACGGTTCTCAAGGCGAAATCAATCTTGACTTCAAAAGAAATCAAAAATTTAAAAGAGGTAAGTAGTGCCATTAAACATAACACAGATAGCAAATAAGGTTGAGGCGTTAAAACGACGCAACGCATCACGCGATGCACGCATGGGCGACGTTCTTGAAGTACGCCGAGGCAACCTTGTTAACGTGTTTCCAGAAATGTTCCCTGAAGGTGCAACCAAGGCTATGATTGCAAACTTCGTTGACGTTGCCGCACGCGACGTCAGCGAGGTCTTAGCACCATTACCATCATTTAACTGCACATCAGCCAACATAACTGACCGTGCCAAAAAATTTGCTGACACAAAAACACTTATTGCTAACAATTATGTACAATTCTCACGCCTACAAACCCAAATGTACCAAGGTGCAGACTGGTACGGCACCTACGGTTTCCTTCCAATTGTTGTTGAAGCAGACCAAGACTCAAATCTTCCACGTATCCGTGTAGAAAACCCTGTAGGTTCATACCCAGAGTATGACAGATACGGCAGAGTAGTCTCATTTACTAAACGTTACAGAAAAGTTATAGCAGAACTACTTGCAGAATTCCCAGAATACGAACGACAAATCCTCAACGGATACAAAATGGACGAAGTTGACCTTTACAGCGAACTAGAAATGATTCGCTACGAAGACAAAGACGTAATCCTACTGTATTTACCTAACAGAGGTAACCTAGTTTTAGCACAAAGTGACAACCCAATGGGTGAAGTCATGGTTCGTGTTGCAAGACGACCAGGAATTGATGACGAACCACGCGGACAATTCGATGATGTACT